TCCATTTCAGGATCGTCTCCAGATAAGCAGCAAACGTATCGTTCAGAACAACCTTGCCGTTATGCTCGTCTTCGAGGTTCCTTATCGTCGCTAGAGGTATCGGAACTCCCCTTAGCATTATCGAGCCCGTAGAGATGCTTCCATTTTGCCTTTTCTGATTCAATCCATTCCTCCAATCCATCCGTGGACTCGTCTTCTAGCTTCTTTGGTATGTTCTGCATAAGCCACTCCACATCCTTCCACGAACCAGGAGGGGTCCGCCCTGCATGAGCGGGATCGGAGTTCCTGTAGTGCATATCGCTGATCCACCTCCATGCCGCTGCTTGGTCATCAGCGCTTTCACGCCTCGCACGCCTAGCTATGCCTGCGGCGTAGTCACGATAAGCTATGTAATTCGAGGAGCCATTCAGAGCAGCCGCCATCAAGTCTGTCGAGCCCTCCTCAAAGCCGCCTTGCCGCCAGTCCCGTATCTGTGCGTGTTCACCATTGGCCCTCAATCTACCATGTATTGCCTCGTGGGTAAGCACATGAGATTGCAGCCTCTCGTTTTTCCCTAGAACCTTGCTGCCTCTAGGTGTGACGTGAATCTTGCCATCGTGAAAAGCAGCCAAGCCCCTCTTCGAGAAGTCGCCTAATGCCTTTTGTGCGCTCTCCTGGCTCTCATGCACTTCAACACCCAGAGAACTTGGCATGTGAGATAGTCGGGATCCAACGCGCTCGACAGTAGTATTCGCCGCATCCTTTCCAAAAGCCCCGGAACCGGACGAGGTGGCGAACCTACCAAGCACATCATGAAAAGGATTAAAAAGGGTAACTGGCTCTGCGGATTCGGCTTTGACTTTCCCTGGCTCCCTGCTCCATCTGATTTGCTCAAGTAACACCCATCTCTCTATCTCATCGTTGGTCTTTTTAGCCTTCTCGATGGTCGCTTCTTCAAGCATGACTGCTTCCAATCCTACAGCATCGAAACCCATCAGTTCACTGTATCCAGCCCCAGCCTCGATCCCTGCCTCGTCGAGTTGTTGCCTTAGCCATTTATAGGAGGGCCTAGATCCAGATTTCCATCCCGAGTTGGACTGGGCAAACATATTCTTGGTCGTCTTGAATGAGAACGTGCTCTTGTGCATGTTGTCCACGAGTTTCCACGCCTTATTAGCATTGCCGCCCGAAGTGTGCCATGCCCAGTCTGCCACAGTGGTCGACCAATCTTCGTAGATGGTATGCTTGGTCTGATGTCCATAGTGATCTCGCATGAACTTGCGGGACAGAAGTTCTGTCGAGCCTTCCTCTAGCTCAAGAGGCATAAACTTGCGAAAAGATGGCCCAGGCATAGGAATTGTCTTATCGCCCTCGCGTGTGCGTGCATGTAAAATCTCATGGACGACCGGATGCGCAGGATGAACTTCCTTATACTTGCCAAAGAAGAATTCTATTTCCTTCCCTCCCTCTAAGGCTTTCAGCCCCTTGGGGGAGATGTGGGTGCTCTTGGTGATTGGGGAATATGCCCCCAATGCAGGTATTCCAAAGGTATGAATTAGAAACCCTGGCCACGTCTTGTGCAGGTGAACTTTGTCAGCATCGACGCCATCGAACTCTTTTGTCATTGCTTCCGTGATGCCATTGACAATCCCTTCTGCCTTACCAAAACCAGCTGCTCCACCGCCAGTCCCAGTAGCGAACCTTCCTAGCTCATCGTGGTATGGATTAAAGAGGCTTATCGGAAAAAAATCTTCGGCCTCGGCCATGGTCTCCTCTGCCCCTACATCCTTGCCTACAACGGAATGAATTAAAGCATAGAGGTTTTTGACCATTTGGGCATCGATGTAAGCCATACCGTCTTCCACAGGAAACGGTGGGACACTTTCTTTACCATCAGTATCGAAGGCAAGAAATTCAGCCCCATCCTTGACAGCCTCCATCAAAACTTCCAAGAAGAAGAGTAATGCAATTGCCTCGTCGGTCTGCGGGCCAAACTCAAGCGCCTTGTGAAGCCCAGCAAGAGTTGCCCAATCCTTAGCACTGTACGCTGCGTTGATTTCCCTCATTACTTCCGCAGCGCTTTCCCTGACACTAACATCGGGATGAAAAACCTTGGCTAAATCGCGGTACATGCCCTGAAAGCCTTTTTCTGTAGCCCCCTTGGGCCAAGGCTTAGGCTTATAACCCCAATCGCTTGCTTTATACGCACGCTCGTAGTCTTCCGTCCTCCAGCTTTTTGCCATATTTACCGTTCTGACTAACTGAATAACAGAGAAAGCCATCCATGCCCACGCCCCCACCTTTGCACCGATCCCAGCGATCTGCCTCCCCTTTTCGCCTACTTGACTATAAGTCGCGCTATACGTTTTGCCACGCACATCGATGCTAATAGCCATGGAATCGCCGCGCCTCCCCTTCTTCCTGCGGACTTGCTCTGAAATTGCAGCCACTACTACTCCACTAAGAGCAGTTAATGCTCCCCCTATCATCCCTGCGCCTGCTGCCTTGGCCGCAAATCTACCAAGCTCATCATGGAAAGGATTGAACAGCTTGAATGGCTCAGGGGAGAATCTCTCTGCAATTCCTAGCGCCTGTTCCGAGGATAGCATCAAAGGAACTCTCTGTCCCTGAACGAGATTGTACAGCATCCAGTCTGCCGATGCCTTTACTTTCTCTTTGGCTTTGTCCTTGGCCTTATCACTAGGCTTCTTGCCAAAAGGCGCTTTCTCCTCCGGCTTGGTAGCAAACTTCTGCTGCATAGTCATGCGTTCTTCTTCACGGGCGAGCTTGTTTTCACGTAGCTTCTCGACATCCTCCTCAGACAGCACTGGTATGTTCTCTACCTCGAAGATACGAACCCAGTCTATGTACTCCATTGCACTCGTGTCGGCCTGGTTCCCCATCGTGTTCAGCAGTGTAAAGAGTCTATCTTTCTCGTCTGGATCGAGGCCCTCCGTGACCATTCGTGCTGGTGGCGCGTTGGCTCCAACGTTGTATTGAGCAAGCTGTGGAATGAGATAAGAGTTGAATTGGTTCAAGAACTGAGTCAAGATGTGTTCGTTATGCAACATGGTTACTTGGAAGTGTTTATTGGCCGCTGCGTAGCTGCCAACCGCACTCCCCTGTGTGACTGCCCTATCACCTATAACCACAGACCTGATAATCAGTGTCCCGAGCATTTCGATGGCTTCCACGAACTGAGCGCCTCGCTGCTCGGCAGTCAGATAGCTTAGGCTCCAGAGCTTCTGGTTCGTGTCTGGATCCACGTCTGATGGTAAGGCAATGGCGTTGCTCTTGGCTGCATTGCCAGCCACCAGCATAGCGTACTTCATGGTGCGCCACAGTGTCCCGTCCGGCTTGCGCACCTGTCCCCGCGAGGGGGCCTCGCACACTGCTACGGGTGTCCCCATTCGCTCCAAGTACCTCAGAAACGAACGAAGGGCAACCTCGTACCAGAACCAGAGAACGTAGGTTGGTTCCAGTATGGGAATGCCCCACAAGTTCCTGAATCTCTTGTCGTACGTCAGGGTAAGCGATCTCTCAGCTGGAATCGCTATCTGGGAGGGCTTCTGCACAAAACCCGCATAGTGCTTCCCATCATTCGTGTAAAGTATTCGGTCGATGGACTTGGGATGAATGGCATCTACCGAACTATAGCCATAGATTTTCTCACCGTCTGGCACGCCATCTATACCCCACTGCACGGCTGGCAGATAGTCCCAGACCTTCTCGAAGAACACCGCGCCGTAAGGCATAGCTTTCGTGAAGTCCGATGCGTGGCGCATGAGGACTCGCTTCATTATACCATCGACGATGCTGGCCAGCTTCTCGTCTTTGCACTCTATCTTGCTGCTTCTGTCGTTCCTGAATACAGACAGCAACCACGATTCCTTCATGGCCATGCCGAACTGCACTTGGCCATTCCTGAGCATCTCGTCTATTGTGTCGAATCCAAGGGCGTCGGTTGGGCGATAGGTTGCCTTGCCTTTAGCCAGCACACCATAGGTCTCTACTGGATCATTGTCGCCTGCTTCCGTGACGCGCGTGAGCAGCGGTGGTGGGCCTTTGTCCTGCATCTCTGCCAACGTGACTGCGAACTCATCGAGGATAGCATAGGCGCCTTCTCCTAGATAGGCCACCATCGGGTCGGCAATTGTCTGTGGAATGATGCCTTGGGCCAAGCCAGACAAACCAGACTTCCTGGCCTTTACACGACCTCTGTCTTGCGCGGCACAGCTACGCGAGCAGTACTCCGAGCCTGTATTAAGGTAATTGTCGCATCCTGGGCGAACGCACACGGGCTTCTCTGTCATCGACCTCATCTGTCAACCTTCCAGTCCCCGGGCTGACGATTTCACTTCCCATTTCGATAAGTGGGCCTATCATAGTCTCGCCCACTGCCAATACATCCGCCAACTTACCTGGCGGCAAGTCTTCTGCACTCGTCACCGAGATCATTCGGCGACCATCTGCGGTCTGGTCGGGGAAGTTTATCTGGAAACCTCCCCAACGCTTTAACTCAGAATAAGCAAGCATGAGTGCGATCACTGGATCGTCAAACATGCCATCTGCCGCCTCTGCCTTGTCTTGTCCCTTATCCTCCATCGCTTGCAGACAAACATAAGTGAATGGGTCTGTAATCACTATCTGCCTGCCAGCAAATGCCAGCTTCAGGGCATTCAGCAGTCTAATCTTCGAGCCAGAGCCCTTTATCCCACCTGTCGTCATGCGGCCTATGGCCAGGCTCCGACCATCGTCTGGTGTAACGTGCCTCGAAAGAACTGTGCTACCACTACCGTTCTTTTCGATGACACACATACCTCGGTATTCTCTGTGCCACTGGGAGACCTTGCCCTCGACTTCGACTCTCTGCCCGTCCTCGAGGTGCATTGTGTAGCCCGCAATCTCCTCCAACTTGGCACGGTTATTATGGTATGAATCTATCTCTACGCCATACTCGTTTAGGGTAATGATAGAAGTGTAATCGGGCTGGACGTTACCCTTGCGCGTGCCAGTGCTTGTGTCCACACCTGTAAAACACATGTAGGTCTTGATCTTGATGTCGTGTCCCTGAGCGTCCTCGATCTTTGGATACTCGCTCAGAGGATAATAGCACAAGGCTAACTGCGTCAGGTCAAAGAATGGATTGCCACCAGCCAAGAAAGTCAACTCGTACTCTTGGAGTATCTGTTGGGCTGTAAGGCCAATTGTGACCTTTCTCAACCATGCTTCATCGAAACCGCAGTCCTTGTAGTATGCGCGAATGGGTGTAAAGCCTGTTTCGTCACCCAACTCTGTTTTCGACCAGAGTCTATGGTAGAAATTTGAAACACCGTTTGGAGTGCTGATTACCACAATCTGTCCACCAAGAGTCGTCGTTGGCAATACTGCCGCCCACGTCGTCTCAGCATTGGGCAGAAAAGCGGCCTCGTCCATTATGACTAACCTAGCGGAAAAGCCACGGCCTGTATCAGTCGTAGTCGTCAAGGAGTGAATGACAGATTCGCCATCTACGATCTCGTCGCCGCGCTTCGCCCTGAAAGCAACCGCAAACTGTACACGGGAGTTCACAGTCACCTTGGGCTTTAAGAAACTGGGCAGCCGGTTGAAGAAGAACTTAGCTTTCTTCAGAAAATCTATCGCGTACCGCTCTTTAGCCGAGAGAATCAATGCGTCTGAATCAGGATGAAAGATTATCAGCCAAATAGCAAAGGCCGCTGCTGTCCAAGAACAACCGATTTGCCTGCTCTTGATGGTAATGACATTCTCGCCGCGCTGCATAGCTTGCAGCATCTCGGTCTGGTAAGGATAAGGCTTCCACGGAATCGCGCCAAGAGATGTGTGCCTGAGATAGCCATACGTTTCGACCATGTAAACAACATCGTCGCGGCACTTCTTAAACTCTTCGACTTGCTCTGGTGAGAGACTTCGTGCCATTTTACACGCCTAACAATAGATCGTCTGGGTTTATCCCATCTTCCTCTGTTACTGTTAGGTCAGCCTCAACACGTTTCCGCAACTGCCCGTATGTGTAAACGAGGCGAGACAGATACATGGCCTGCATGTCTTCGCCCTTGGTTTCTATGAAGTGAAAGAGATAATCTCTTACCTCCAGTATCCTCTCTTCCTCTAGATGAATTATATCCACCGTGGCGTCGGTGAGCAGAGTCAAATACGCCCGAGATGCAGGAGTCAGATCCTTTGGTTCGTCTGCCTCCATGATTCGGGCGTACATCATGTCTAACATGATTCTGGTTCGTCTGTATTCTTCAGGGTTATGCTCTTCGAGGAGCACCCTGGCTTGTTGCACCCATCCCTCTTTGGCCGCTGTCTTTCGGATGAGCTCGTAGTTTGTCTGTTCACCTGTTAGCTCCTCAGAGCGCCTGGCTAAGTCTCTGAGGGAGAGCTTTACACCGGCCTTGATTAACTTGAAATAGGCTTCCTTGACCTTGTCTACTGGTCGTTCCTTGGGTGGGGAATCCATCGTATCCATGAGACTATTATATCAAAATTGTGCAGATTTGTCAAGGACACACCACCTTCTCCAGAGCATCTCGCACTCTGTCTATAGCTCCCTGGATTTCTCGTGGGAGAGGAAACCCAGATGCATCGGTGACAATCAAGAGCACTGTTACTGCGTCTGTCAACTCTCTGAAGTCATCGGCTGTGCTGCGGAGTGCATTTGAAATTTGTCTCAAGCGTAGCCCATCACAAATCTCAAGTACTACATGGTCTTCTTCTTTCATTAGCTCAACCCCCAAGCCAACTCGAACAGACAGACAAGAATGCCTGTCAAGAGACCTATGATAGAAAACAACAACAAGTTCCTCCCTTTAACTCTGAAAGTTCAATCCTCTCTCAATCTCCTCCCCGGTTGCCTCAATCAGTATGTGCATCTCATCGTGAAGCAATTCGAGGGATTCTAAGATTTGCTCGTGTGGCACACTCAGGTCACTGAAGAGTGTGTTTATTGCTAGACTAGCTTCTTCGATCAATCTGTCATGGTGTGCTGACATTGTTACCTTGTTGATTGACACTCCAAGATATTCGCTTGCTTCTGTGATTTTATATATTTTCATTGGCAAACTTCTCGCTTAAATCTGTAACAGAATAATCACTCCTGAACCTTCTGAATGATTTTTTATCCATTTCTTCTAATTCTTTCCATAGCTCTGGGAAGTCGTTGTATAAAACACGCAGTTCACCGATACGAGATAGTGGGCAACACCAACAAGAAACACGATGGAACTTTTCATATAAGCCACCCCAATCTAATCCCCTTGAATAGCAATAATTCAACGCTTGCTTCTGTGTTATCTGCCATTCAACAAGTGGATATTTTATATTTCTGCCTTCATTATTGGACGTTCTTTCTTTTTCATCAAACGCAATACCATGAAATTGGATAGATGCTTCTGGAATAGTTTTTTGTAGTTTTTTTACAGCTTCTCTTTTTAGTGCGGTACACCACCTATTTCTAAAATCTGGGAAACCATACCCTTTTTCACCAATTCTTTTGCCTCTTGTTTTTATATGTTCTCCAAACCAATAATCAAAATCAATTTTCACAATCTCAATTTTTAAAGGCTCGATCATTGCCTGAACTTTTCCTATGTGTTCATACATTTGCGGGAACTCTTTTGTGGTATCAACACAGATAACCCTATCAACTGGGATTCCTTTTTCCAGCATCATCAACAGCATGGCAGTGGAATCTTTTCCACCACTAAAACTTACTATGTTCATTGTCTTTTAACTCCTTCTACCTCTCCTTTCACCACTGCCCTGCATACTCAGAATGTGGGTCTGTGGCGATGCTTATCAGTATGAACATCTCTTGGATGGTTATTGGAATAACCAGATCACCAAAACAGGCCATTAACTGCCCCTCTCGCAAGTAGAGAAACAAGGTGCCGTTAGGCCAACAGCCCATCTCTTCTTGCTTGAA